TCCTCCTTTTCGTATGCGCATATTGGGTTCCGTCTGTGCCGTTTCTAACGGACTGCAATAAATCGGTGTGCGGGGCGATTTTGGATCGTCTCTCACACCTTTTTCTCTTTGGTTTGAAAATGAGTTCTTTGAAATAATATAAAACGGTTGCGGGGGCTTGGAGCCTTGCTCGGTGGTAATGCGAATAATGGTGCGAATGCGGGTTTCGGTTATCTGAATACGAATAATCGTTCCTCCAATTCGAATGCGAATATTGGGTTCCGTCTTTACCGTGGTTATTTCCTGTAGAAAGCTGAGGATATATATAACTGTTTTCGCCTCCGTGACCATACCACACAGGGGCTGCTGGCACTGCTGGCAGCTGGTAAAACAATAGTGTTTCAGACAGGTGTGAGTAAGTAATTGAAAGCTCCTGATTGAACAACGGCACACAATGGATAAGAAAGAAAAGAAAAAGGTAGATCCAAAGATGATGAACTACCTCAATCCAGCCATTATGTACCAGGACTTTGAGGATGTGGGCTACTACATCGGTAAGACAGGTAAGATCTACCTGTCACCCTGTAAGAGGATCAAGAACGTGTTTCCTCTGATCTACAGCCCTGCCAACCTGATCAGGTCTCAGTACACCGCTCAGAAAGGTAAGAAGCAGAGAGGTGAGGTACAAAAGTTCAATGAGAATATCAATGGCAATCTGGCTTTCCTGTATGAGATCCTGAGTGAAGAAACGTATGTGCCAGGTAAGTATAGGGTTAAGAAAATCTATGACCCAAAGGAGAGGGATATAATGATAGCTCCTTTCTTTCCTGACAGGATCATCCATCACTGCGTGATCAATGTGCTGGCTCCACACTGGTATCACATCTTCATAAACAATACCTATGCCTGTATCAAAGGCCGTGGCATTCATAAGTGTATGGAGGATGTGCATAGGGATCTGATGAGCGATAAGGCGGGAACTAAGTACTGCCTGAAAATAGACATCAGAAAGTTCTATGATAACGTGGATCATGCCGTTCTTAAACGGATCGTGAGGATAACGATAGCAGATGAGAGCCTGCTGTGGCTGTTGGATAGTATAATAGACAGTAACGGTAAAGAAAAGGGTTTGCCAATCGGCAACTTCACAAGCCAGTACCTGGCTAACCTATACCTGGCATACTTCGACCACTGGGTTAAGGAGATCCTGGGTGTGGAATACTACTACAGGTACATGGATGATATAGTGGTTCTGGCTGGTAGCAAGGCCAGACTGCATGACATCCTGGATGCTTTTGCACTCTACCTGGGTACAGAGCTGAAAGTGGAGATCAAGGCCAACTGGCAGATATTCCCAGTTGATGCTCGTGGAATCGACTACGTGGGCTTCAAGCAGAATCATTACGGAATACTCCTGAGAAAGGGGATCCTGCTGAATTTCTATAAGAAGCTGGAGGCTACAAAGGAGAAATACGACATCAGGAGTGAGGATGATATTAAGCACCTGTTTCCGTCTGAATACGGCTGGATAGTCAGATGTGATAAGGAGCACAGTGATTTTATTTTTAATAAATGTTTGAACAATGGAAAAAGTAAGTGTATTGACTACAGGGCTGCTTTCAAAGGAAAAGCCCGTTGTAATTGACGATCTGAAAAATGGTCAGGGTACTTTCCTCTACAATCACAACATCCATGAGGTGCTGGTGATCGAGGATGAGAACGGTGGCATCACCATTACTGAGGATGCTAAGAAAGCCACTGGCACTATGTGGATGTACGACAGCCTGAGGGTGGAATACCCAAAGACACGTAAGAACATCTACGCTACGCTGCTGGAGGCTCGCTATCCACAGGACGTACAGCAGAAGCTGGTGAACGACTACCAGGCAGCACAGCTGGGAATCCTGGAGGATGAAGAGGCAGAAGAGGCTGAGGCCGCTTACACTACTTTCCTCAGGGAGCGTAAGGCTATCAAGGCCAGTGTGACTGCTGACTGTTTGGAGAACAATATCCCTGAGAATCTATGAATCAGGTGATAGAGGATTTCGTGGATGATAGTGTAGGCCAGGGCGGTTCTGACATCTTCGACTGTGAGTTTACATCCATTGATGCTGTCATTAACCAGGTGACGGTGTTTACTGGGTGTGATCCTGACAGGCAGACAGAGAACGGTACACGCTGCCTGATCGCCTATGGTGAGGGTTATAGCAAGTCCGCTTTCTTCACTGACAGTAAGAAAGTAAAGGATGTTTTCGCTAACCCTGGCAGACATTATCCATTCCGTGCTGTGATCAAGGTTGTTAAGTATGGTACAATGTATGGTTTCAGGGTGTTCCCACCGTCCACTGAGATTACCCAGGATGATAAGGATAACTTTGAGGCATACAGGAAAAACAAATGGAGGCGCAAATGATACATGAGGGATTGGAAACGGCCAGGACTATAGGTGACGTTGGGATGATGGCTGTAACGGCTGCATTCTTTCTGGTGCTGGCTGCTATGCTGATGATCACCTGTTTCAAGTGGTTCAAGTCTATCATAAACAATATGCTGGATAAGAACTCAAAGATGATTGATGAGCTGCTGAAAGAGACACGTAACCAGAACGGTATGCTTCTGGATATATCGGAGGGGTTACGTCCAGAGACACAGATCAGGATCAAGAATACCTCCAGTATCTTCTTTGACTATGCTGTGGAGAAAGTATGCCGTATTATTAAAAAGGTACGTGAGGAAAACCACATTGTGGATAAGGAGGCAACCAAAAAGAAGATCAGGACGCTCCTGATCAACTTGCATGATGATCGAAACAGCCGCTTTGACTACTACACGTACAGAGGGAAAAGGCTTTCATCCTATACCTCTCCTGAGTGGGTGGAATGGGTTGCTGACGTTGTGGAGGCTGAGGTGTATTCCGATATGCAGAACAATGGCAGGAGCTATACTAACGTACAGGCGGTGTATGACCGTATCAAGATTGATTTTTACCACAAAATGAATTGCTGAAATGATCGTACTGATTGACAATGGCCACGGTGAGGAAACACCTGGCAAAAGATCCCCTGATGGAATACTCAGGGAATACCGATATACACGTGAGATAGCTGCTGAGGTACAGCGACAGCTCCAGGAGAGAGGCTACCAGGCACAGCTCCTGGTTCCTGAGGAAAAGGATATTTCACTGGGTACACGCTGTAACCGTGCAAACTCTGTGTGTAGGAATTTCGGTACTAAGAACGTGATCCTGGTTTCTATCCATGTCAATGCCGCTGGAAACGGCCAATGGATGAAAGCTACAGGGTGGAGTGCCTTTACTACCAAAGGTGTAACAAAGTCTGACAGGCTGGCTGACTGTTTCTATGCCGCTGCCAAAGAGGTGCTGCCAGGTGATAAGAGGATCCGTACTGACTACTCAGATAAGGATCCTGACTGGGAAGAGAACTTCTACATCCTGAAACACACCCTTTGCCCAGCCGTTCTGACTGAAAACTTTTTCCAGGACAATAAGGAGGATGTGAGCTATCTCCTTTCCCTGGAGGGCAGGAATGCCATTGTGAAGATCCACGTAGAGGGAATTATTAACTACATCAACAGTTTATGAGAAAGTATCTGATCATTACGTGCCTGGCACTTGCAATACTGAGTGCCTGGCTTGCACACTGCCTGTATGAGAGTAGTGTGGATAGGAAGAGGCTCAGGAATAACCAGGAGGCTCTGATGAGTGAGGTAAAGCTGTATGAGACAAAGGCGGGTGAAAGTGCTGCCTCTGTGCTCAGGCTCCAGCTGACTAAGGATGAGCTGGAGAGGAATAACCAGAAGCTGTGCCAGGAGGTCAAGAATCTGGGGATAAAGATTAAACGGCTGCAATCGGTGTCACAGACATCCAGCCAGACTGAGATCAAGATCCAGACTGAGATAAGAGACAGTATCGTTTACCGTCCTGAGATCCACCTGGTAGATACCCTAAAAGCATTCAGCTGGAAAGATCCACCGTGGGCTGATGTGTCTGGAGTTATCGACAGCGGAAAGATCAATTTACAGCTACATACGACTGATACAATCATTCAGATAGTTCACAGGGTTCCTAAGCGGTTCCTGTTTTTCAGGTTTGGCACTAAGGCCATACGACAGGAGGTTATAAGCAAGAATCCATACAACAGGATCCACTACTCTGAGTACATCGAATTGAAGAAATAGCTTTCTGTAGAATAACAATACTACCGATCCGTGCCAGCCGTGAGGTTCGCATGGATCATTTTTTTACTGGGTAAATTTGGTGGTTTGAAATAAATTGCCTACCTTTGCACCACCGATCTGAAACATCGGTGTTGCATTTGCGCCCCAATCCAGATCCTGGTGAGGGGTGCTTTTGTTCATAAAATAAGCAGAAATGCTACAATAGTTCTACAGAAAATGGAAAAAACCTCGTAAGTAATTGAGAATCATGGTATGAAACCAGTCTCTCCTAAGCACTATCCACATTCAGGGACGCTGGATGATCCAGGCGGTGATCTTTTATTTATGTGACAGCTCTCTAAGCCCTTGTAGTTCAATGGATAGAACACGGCTCTCCTAAAGCTGAGATATGGGTTCGATTCCCATCGGGGGTACAAAATTACAAAAATAATTTTCAAATTCCGCAAATTTTATGTAATTTTGCTGCGGAAAGTTCTACAATAGTTCTACAGAAGCAAAATTATGGCTACTTTTAAGGCAGAAGTGTATGCCCATCAGAAGAAACAGGATGGAACGTACAATATCAAGATCAGGGTTACGCAAAACCAGCGTAAGCGTTACCTGGCTACTCCCTGGTATGTGACAAAGGATGATCTCACACGCTCCCTGAAACTCAAAAACCAGAAGTATGTGGATCTGGCAGAGGATCTGATCAGGACATACCGTAACAGGTGTGATATGCTGGGTACACGCATTAAGGGTATGACGGTGGATGAGGTGGTGGCTTTCATTGAAAAGCCTCAGGAGCCAGACAGGTGGGATCTGGATATAGTGGAGTATGCCAGGGAGCACATCAGGAGGCTGCAAGAGACAGGGCATGAGGGGAATGCCCAGACCTATAAGGTGGCTATCAATTCCCTGGTGAAGTACCTGGGTAGGGAAAAGGTCAGCATTAAGGAGGTCACTGTGAAGATGCTCAAATCATGGGTTGCATGGATCCTGGATCAGGAAACGTGCAAGGCTGGCTTTGCACCTCATAACTATATCTCCAGGCTCAGGGCAATCCATAACATGGCTAAAAAGGAGTTCAACGATGAGGATGCTGGGATCATCAGGATCCCTAACTCTCCTTTCTCCCATATAGACATACCTAAGGAGCCAGTGCCAGAGAAACGTGCTCTTACCATCAAGCAGATGAAGATGCTGCTGGCTCTTCCATATAAGGATAGCCCATACCCTAACACCAACCGCTATAACTTTGCCCTGGATCTCTTCATTCTGAGCTTTGCCCTGGTAGGCATGAATCTGGTGGATCTATACCATTGCGGGAACTGTACGGACGGACGGATCACCTATGAGAGGATAAAGACAAAGAACAGGCGGGCTGATCGTGCCAGGATCTCCATCAAGATCCAGCCAGAGATCAAGGCTCTGGTGGATAAGTACAGGGATCCGTCTGGTAAGAGGATGTTCAGGTTCTACAGGATGTATGCCTCAATGAGCACAATACATAAGGCCGTTGGTGCTGGGCTTAAAAAGATCGCTGAGGATCTGGGCATGGATGAGCTGGATTTCTATGCTGCCAGGCACACCTGGGCTACCATTGCCCAGAATGATGCTGGTGTGGATAAGTGGACGGTACACACATCACTAAACCACGTGGATGATGAGACCAGGATCACTGACACCTACATCCGTAAGTCCTGGGATCCCATTGATAAGGCAAACAGGAAAGTGCTTAACCTGGTGAAGATCAAAAGGCACTTTTTAGAGCCAGTTTTGCCTAAGCAAAAATAGTAAGTTATTGAATATTAGTAAATTGTAGCACTGATTTTGCCTAAGCAAAATAAAATAGGTGGTTTTTGCTTGAATTTTGCTTGCTATTTTGCTTCCATTTTGCTTGCACTTTTGCCTAAGCAAAATTATAAGACGTTGAAACACAGGCAATTACAGAGGTGTAAAATTTTGTTCCGTTTTTCTTAATTTTGCCTAAGCAAAAATAGAAAATATCTGAGTGTCAGATAATTACACGGCTAATTTTGCCTAAGCAAAAATTTTGGCACAAGTTAAATGGGGGTATATATATACTTATATATAATATATATTATAATAATTATTATTTAATAATAAGGGAATATGTATGAAATAGGGGTGTGGGGAAAGAACAAAAGAAATGCCCACCTGGTTAAGGTGAGCAAATTCTTGATAGTTTTGCAAGAATTAGCAAGAATTGTCATTCCTGGGCTTGCTTCTTAAACATCCTGCCAGATCCAGTTAGGAGCCATTCAGCACTCACACCGTATTCTTTCACCATAGGGTATAGCCAGGAAACCTGAAACCATCCTCTATCCAGATCCTTTCTCTGGGCTAAGAAATTGCGCCTGTCAATCTCATAGAGCCTACAGTATGTATTTACACCTCTGATGTCACCTTTGGCTATGATGGCATCCAGAGCACTGTAGAAACGCTCCATAACGTGCTTTGTTATATCGGTATTCATTTCTGCCTTGTTTCTGTTATTTTATCCATTCCTTTGTCAAACGTATAGACTACCTCCACAATGTCAGTAGCTCCGAAAGAGTTTTTTGCACGGTATCTGTGAGACACCTCCCATCCCAGGGTATCATAGGGGTTTATCCCAGCACTCTCCAGGTGGTGCTTCCAGTGATCCAGGAACACGTTGATGGTATCAAGGCTAAACAGCCCAGCTTTCTTTCTCTCCAGGCATTCAGCTATAGCCATACTCATAGGTGTTATCAGATCTGGCTTACCTATCTCAATATTCTGGTAGCTGGCTGGATCTTTCAGGTGAGCATCCAGGTACTCATCTATCAGCCTTTCATGCTTTTCCTTGCACCCTGTAAGAGCCAGGAGAGCAAGGATCATTACCAATACCTTTCTCATGCGTTTATGAAACTCAGATCATCCATTAACTGGGTAAACGGCTCCTGGGGCTTACCAAGGATCTTTGCCTCAGTCTGTGCGCTTGCAATAGCTTTCTTCACATCCAGGATCCTGCTATGATCCAAATTCCCACTTACAGCCTCTTTGAAGAGGTCAATAACCATTCTGTAATACGTTTCCATAATTCAGTCCTTTAATCTTTCGATAATCGTAATTAGTCTATCCATTTGCTCCTGAGCTTTCTCTGTGAGCTTTCTCTGAGCTGCCAGCTCCACCATGAACTGGTTTACAGTCATATCACTATTGAAGTGATTACCATTGCCAACCTGGTTGTTTACTATTGAAGCACCTCCAGGATCCGCTATCTCTTTATTTAGCATTTCACCCTCTCCATATAGCAACCATTCCCTGTTTAGCTCAGGAAAAGCACTCAGAACATTTTTCAGTTTCTCAGAGCCATAGCCAGAGCGCATAGAGGTGACATATCCAGTGGATAAGCCACATTTTTCCTCAAAGGTTTTCATCTTAATCCCTTTGTGCCTAATAAATTCAATCGTTCTTTCCTTAATTGTCTTACTCATACCACTTTTGTTAAATAATATTAAAATCAGAACATTTTTCTGAGAATTGCTCTGATAATTCAGAACTTTTCTCTATCTTTGCACCCGAAAGGTAACTTGTGCGGCACAAATATACAAAAATATGTTTGTAAAACACAGAAATATTATGTTAAAAATGGCAAAGAGTAAATTCAGACAAATCTACGATGCACTGCCTACCAGGGCAGCGAGAGCACCCAAAACCGTTTGGGTTGAACGTATGGCAGAGATCTGTATGGTAAACCAGAGCACTGTACGCTGCTGGCTTGCTGGCACTCAGAAACCAGATGCACTAAAGATCTCTCTACTCTCTAAGGAGCTGGGTGTGCCAGCTGATGAATTGTTTTCTTGATCATTCAAATTGCAACACCGATGAAAGTACTGGAAAACAATGGCTACAAAATGAAAGTTCGGAGTGATGAGGGCAATACGCTCCTGATCGCTCAGAGGTGCTACACTGAAAAAGGTGTCTCTATGTGTGGAAAGCCTTTCTATAAGGGTATGATCTGGATGGTGTTTGGCTGGTGTTCAGGCCGCAAATACAATATCCAGGGCATGGATTCCACAATGAACAGTAAACAGGACGTGCTTAATGCCATCAAGGATCATCCGTCTTTCACGGTGGCAGCACATGAGTTAGGACTTAAATAATTTCAGATCGTATGAAACAAGTAACATTATCAAACGCTATTCAGTGTGCAATAGCAATCGTTTTCACCATTGCCGCTTTGGTAGTAGGTATCTGCACAATGACAGGACACAACATCTTCTTTGGTATCATGGGAGCTGCTGTAGCCAGGATGTTCTATGTGGATGATTACTATGGCGAGAGTGTGAAACAGTATATTCAGAGAAAGAGAGGCTAACGATGGAGATCACCCTGGAACTATTTGAACTGAAAAACCTCTGTATGGATATGGCCGAGCTGGGGGTACATAATTATATCAAGTCACAGGAACCCGCCAAAGATCTGCTATCCCAGAGGGAGGCTTACAGGCTGTTTCAGGAGAGTAGGGTTAAGGAGTGGAGATCAAAGGGGCTGATCCAGCCTGTAAGGATGGGAAAGTCTGAGAGATCGAAACTGCAATACTCCAGGGCTGAGCTGGTTGCACTCGACAAATCAGAGAGACTTAATCAGTATATTAACAAGTAAAAAGTTATTCTATGGAGATCGTATTACAATCCCTACACCTGGTGAATTTCAAGGGAGCCAGGGATGTGGAGCTGACTTTCAGCCCAGGCACAAGTCAGGTGAAAGGCGAGAACGGCACAGGTAAGACTACCGTATTCGATGCTTTCACATGGCTGCTATTCGGTAAGGATAGCACACAACGCTCTGATTCCAATTTCAACATCAAGACCCTGGATGCCCAGGGAAACCCGATCCTGAAACAGGAGCACTCTGTTACTGCTGTGCTGCTGGTGGACGGTAAGGAAATGAAGTTGAAAAGGATGTACCGTGAAAAGTGGGAAAAGCCTACAGGCACTACCACTGAGACCCTAAAGAACCACGAAACACTCTTCTACGTGAATGATGTAAAGCTGCCTACAAAGCGTGAGTATGACGCTAAGATCAGCTCAATCATTCCAGAAAATGTTTTCCGTATGATCACTAACCCTTTCTTCTTTAACAGCATGGCTGCTGAGGATAAAAAAGTGATGCTCCAGGATATGGTTGGCAACGTCACAGACCAGGACGTGGCACAGCTTAAACCTGAATATGCTGAGTTCCTTGCTGAGCTTGCTGGCACTCCAATAGCTGAAAAGGCTAAGGAGATCAAGGCTAAGAAGAGTGCCTGTAATGAAGAGCTGGCTCTGATACCTACTAAGATCGAGACAGCTAAGAAGCTGAAACCAGAGGCTGAGGATTGGGATGCCCTGGAAAAGGAGCTGGCAGAGAAAAAGGCTAAGCTGGCAGAGCTGGAGGCTCTTCTGAGAAATGACAGATCAGCCCAGAATGCCCAGATCTTTGAACAGCGCAACAGCCTACAGACACAGATCAATGACAAACAGCTGGAAGAGAGCAAGCGAAAGAATGCCCTCAGGCTGGAGGCTGATAAGAGCTATAACCAGGCAGTCCAGGAGGCAGAGAGCACAGCCGCCAAACAGCGTAACGAGATCCAGGCAAAGATCAATGATCTCCAGATCACTATCACTAAGAGAGAGGGAGAGGTAAGGCTTTCTGCTGGTAAGAGCTATGAGGATGCCAGGAAAGCCGTTACAGACCAGGAGGCAAAGATCAGACAGCTCCAGGATAACTTGAAGCGTCTGCAAGCCTCTAAGGATCTTCTGGAGAATGACATAATGGATGCCCAGAAGAATGTTAGTGATACAGAGAGATCCATCAAGGAAACTGAGGTTACGCTGGTGGATTGCCGAAACGACTATAAGGAGCTTTCTGCAAGCCAGTTTGTGATGTCACCTGATCAGATGGTATGCCCTACCTGTAAGAGGCCGCTTGATGTGGATGATATTGAGGCTAAGCGTCAGGAGCTGGAAGCCAATTTCAATGCAGAAAAGGCTGAAAAGGTCAAGGCCAATATTGAGCGTGGAAAATCTGTCAAGGCTAAGCTGGAGGCTCTACAGGCTACCCTGGAACGTCAGAGAAAGACAATGGCCGATAAGGAGGCTCTTCACAAGCAGAATGAGAGCGATATTACCAACGCTGAGAATGAGATCAAGGAACTGACAAACGATCTCGTTTCAGCACGTGCAAGCGTACCCGCTGAGCCTGACTACCAGAAAGCCCTGGAGGGTGATGCTGAGTATATCCGTCTCACCACTGAGAAAGAAAAGCTGGCTAAGGATAAGGAGAGTATCACAGCTGCTGTAGTGGATCAGCCTGACTACCTGGAGATCGAGACGAATGACCAGGTGCTTATCCAGATCAAGAACGATATTACGGAACTGCAAAACCAGCTGGGAGCCATTAGGGAGCCAGAGGGTGATGCCCAGGCAGACAACTCTGAGGCTAAGGCTGAAAAGGTGAAGATCTCAGGTGAGATAGATGCCATTAACCAGCGTTTGGGTCACAGATCCATCCTGGAACGTGCTGATAAGGAGATCAAGGAACTGGAGGATCAGAGGGATAACCTCAATGAAAAGGTGGCTGAGCTGGAGAAATGGGAGTTTGACTGCCTACAGTTCCAAAAGGCTAAGGATGATGAGCTGCTGAGACGTATCAATGGCCTCTTCCAGATCGTATCATTCTCATTCGTTTCCTCACAGCTAAACGGTGGAGAGAAACTTACCTGTGTTTGTACGGTGAATGGCACTCCATACCCTGATGTGAATAATGCTGGAAAGATCAATGCTGGACTGGATATTATCAATGCGATCTGCAAGGCTAAGGGTGTGAATGCTCCCATCTTCGTGGATAACGCTGAGAGTGTGAACAATGTCCTGGAAACATCCAGCCAGAAGATCCTGCTGTGTGTGACCAATGATAAGAAACTTACAATAGTATAAACCACAAATGGAGATCCTGTGGTGAACGTCTTGGAACATGGGACACCTTAGAGGATGGTTTGGATTAAATGCGTTGGACATCCTTATGGTGGATAAACGGAAACAATATCAATAAGTAAAACCTCACTCCAGGCTCCATTTACAAACTAATAGTATTATGGCAGATAACAATGTAACAAATGCGCCAGTACCAGCTAACGGTGGTGCTGTACCAGCTCCAAAGGTCAATGAAAAGACTTTGGAACTGAAAAAGATCCTGAATGCCGACAGCGTACAGGAACAGTTTAAGAATGCCCTGGGTAAGAATGCAAATACATTCATTGCCTCAGTGATCGACCTCTTCAACTCAGACAGTAAGCTGAGAGAGTGTAACCCTACCCAGGTGGTGATGGAGGCTCTGAAAGCCGCTGTGCTCAAATTGCCGATCAACAAGTCTCTGGGCTTCGCCTATATCATTCCATATAACAACAGCTATCCGAAAAAGGATCAGTACGGACGTGATATGATAGGCCAGGACGGTAAGAAGATCTGGGAGAAAAAGATGGAGCCTACCTTTCAGCTGGGCTATAAGGGATATATTCAGCTGGCTATGCGTACAGGCCAGTACCGTACACTCAATGCCGATGTGGTGTATGAGGGTGAGGTGAGACAGGTGAGCAAGCTCACTGGAGAGATCGCCTTTGACGGTAAGAAGAAAGAGCCTGAAAAGGTGGCTGGATATTTCTGCTACTTTGAGCTGCTTAACGGATTCAGTAAGACGCTTTACATGACCGTGGATCAGATGGCCAAACACGCTAAGAAGTACTCAAAGGGGCTGAAAAAGGAGGTCACTGTGGAACAGCTGGTAGCCCTGGCAGATATGCCTGTATCTACAGACGATACAAAGACAGTAGGCTGGCTGGGTAATTTCCACTCTATGGGTGTTAAGACGGTTGTGAGAAACCTCCTTAGCAAATATGGCTATCTGTCAGTGGAAATGCAAACAGCCATTGCCGATGATCTCAGGAGCGAGGAATGGGCTGATGCCAAAGAGGTGAATGATGATCCTGCTGACGATGGCCAGAAGCTGCTGACGATGAGCGGTGAGGGAGCCGTGAATGTGGGAGAGGCTGCAAACGGTGGTGAAGCGGCTCCTGGCAGTGCTGCTGATCCCAATGAAGCACCCTATTAAATCTCTGTGCTATGGTACTGAAAGTGTTAGGCAGTTCCAGCAAGGGTAACGGCTACATCCTGGATAGCGGGTCAGAGGCTCTGATCCTGGAATGTGGTGTAAACCTCAAAGAGGCAAAGAAAGCCCTGGGCTTCGATGTCAAAAAGGTTGCTGGATGCTGTGTAACCCATCAGCATAACGATCATGCTGGCTACCTGGATAAGTATGCCTCCATATTCTACACCCTGGCACTGCCTGAGGTGTTCCAGGCAAAGGCTTTCTCTGGGAGCCGTGCCGTTCCTGTGGAGATAGGCAGACAGTACAGGCTGGGCGGTTTCCTGGTGATGCCGTTCAAGGCTGAGCATGACGTACCATGTGTGGGCTGGCTCGTAAACCATCCGTCTATGGGGCTGCTGATGTTTGCCACTGACACCTGTATGCTTGACTATACCATCCCTGGGCTTAACCATGTGCTGATAGAGTGTAACTACTCAGTCCATGACCTCAGGGTGGCAATAGAAGAGCACCGTACAGATGAGAGCCAGGTTAAGAGGCTTGCAAACTCACACCTGGAGCTATCATCAACAAAGTCTTTTCTTAGCCGTAATGACCTGTCAAAGGTGGCAGAGGTGGTGCTGATCCACCTGTCTGGAAACAATGCCAATGCTGATCGGTTTGTGTCAGAGATCCAGGCACTCACTGGTAAGCCCACCTATGCCGCCTACCCAGGTCTGGAACTGGAACTTATAAAGCTGTGAGATTATGATTAACGGATTCACCAATGAAACAAAACCGCTATCGGAGTATGAGCGTGATACGCTTACCCCCATTGTTGTACGTGGACTGTCTATGAAGATCGGCAAAGAGCGTGCGATCAAGAATAGTGAAATCTGTGCTAAAATGCGTATGGCTGGCTATAAGATCGACAATGCCAGGCTTCGTAAAGTGATTAACCACATCAGAGTAAAAGCCCTCCTGCCTGGAGTGATAGCAACCTCAGAGGGTTACTATATAGCCACTACAAAAACGGAAATGGCAGAATACATAGCATCCCTGGAGAGCCGTGAGAGTGCGATCCATGAGGTAAGCGTGGCTCTGAGAAAGCAGATGGCTCTCTATGAGTAGCAAGGTTATTGTGGAAAAGGTGAATGGCCTGTTTAACCTGAATAAGCTCTATGTGTGGTTCGTACAGGCTCTGGATGGAATTTACCTGGTGGAGGTGAAGAAAGTCCGAAAGCCCAGATCCAATGATCAGAACGGCTGGCTGTGGGGCTGTATATATCCCCTGATGCTGGATGCAATGGTGGATGCTGGCTGGGAGTTCACAAACACAGAACAGCTACATGAGTTCTTTAAGGCTCAGATGACTGCAGATGAGGTGGTGAACAGGGAAACAGGTGAGATCATCAAGTTCCCATCCTCCACATCCAGGATGAGCACTACTGAGTTTTCTGCCTACTGTGATAAGCTGAGGGAATATGCCAAAGAGTTCCTGAATGTGGATATACCAGATCCTGATAAGTACTGGATGCTCAGAGACAATGAAGATCATAGCAAATAACCTGGTATCAGAGCTGATACGACTGTTACCAGTGATCATAGACAGCGTACCTCCAGGACAAAGCCTGAGAGTTCAGAACGCTATCCGTATCGTGAGAAAGATAACTAAGAAGTTGAACAATCTAAAAGAATTAGAGAAATGAGTAAGAAAATTTTTGTAACTGAGGTAGAGGTGGAGGCCGCTCTGAAAGTGGCTAAATCCCAGGAGGTGAAAGACGTGCTGGCAGCTCTTTTCTGCAAGCCTGAGAATAAGCCTAACCTGGATGATTACAAGTCCATCAAGTCCTATGAGGATGCTTGTGAGGCTCTGGATCTTACACCGATCTATTCAGATAAGTCTAAAAGAGCAATCTGTGAGCACATTAACAACCATTGGGATTACAGACAGGAATTTCCTAAGCACATTATGGCTCTGATGAAGCTGGAGGTGATCAGCCGTGCCTTATGGGGCAGAGACTGGGAGCCTAAGCCAGATCCAAATGGCAGGGAAACTTTCTGGTGGCCGTGGTTTGCCTTATACACCCAGGCAGAGATCGACAATATGAGTGATGAGGATAAGAGAGCCTTGCTCGGTGGTCATGCGTCTCATGGTGCGTCTGCGGGTTTCGGTTTTCTGGCTACGCTTGGTCGTTCCTCCGATTCGAATGCGAATATTGGGTTCCGTCTGTGCCAACAAACAGAGGAAAAGGCTGAGTACTTTGGAAAGCAGTTCAAAGAGCTGTGGGCTGAATATCTGGCTTTCAACTTTACGGTTGGTGAGCCTATTGTGAAACAATAAATAATAATTCAAAATGGAAGAAAACAAGAAAAGAGTTCCTGAGATCATGCTTGCTGATGATCCGATGGAAAAACGAGAGCAGATCATGCGTGACAGCTGTGATCAGATCGTGGAAAAGTTCTACACCCGAAAGTTCAGCACAGAAGAGGTGCAAGGCAAACGTGCTGAGTACTGTGAAGTTGGCATGAAAAAGAGTGCTCTGGAAAAGGAGCTGAGAGAGGTTTCTGCTGACCTCAAAGGAAAGATCAAGCCTCTCAAAGAGAGACAGGATGCCATCCTGGATGAGATCAAGCAGGGCGGTGAGCAAGTCCAGGGTGACACGTTCAAGTTCGTGTTTGAAGAGATCGGTAAGGTTGGTTTCTATGACACCAACGGCTACCTGGTTGAAGAGCGTGACATGACACCTGAGGAAAGACAGCGCACAATGTTCCAGGCCATCCGTAAGAATGGAACTGAGGACTAAATAAACTATTTTTATTCACAATTTAATTCGTAAAATTATGTCAGAAGAAATGAACAATCTGGAGAAATCCGTATGTGTGAACATTGAGAACTACACAGGCGAAAAGCCAGTAGAGGTGATCATCAGAAAGGGAGAGGCTGCAAAGGCCGCTAACCCGCTTCCAACTAAGGAGCCGATCAAGACAAAGCTGGAGGGTACGATCTCAACACCGTTTGACTGGCTGGAAAAGCGTGTTGATACCATTGACCAGAAGCGTGCCAATATCCAGGTGGATCGTGAGGCCATGAAGATCACCCTCACTGTCAATGAGAATGATGAGTACCTGAAAGGCACTATCACTGGTAAGGTGGAGTTCACTGAGATCTTCAAGAAAACGAAGATCAACAATCCTACTGAGGGCTGGGTTCCTGATCGCCTGGGTCAGTTCCTGAGACTTAACCGTGGCATTGCCAACGTGGAACGCAACGAATGGGCTAAGCTGGTTTCAGCTCTGAAATCATTCAAGGCTACCGTTCAGAGCAACATTGAGAAAGTGCGTGATTCCTCTGGTAGCCGCTCAGACGTATTCCAGATGGTTGTGCAGAGTGAGCTGCCTAAGTCTTTCCAGGTGAACATCCCTATCTTCCGTGGCACTCCTAAGACAGTGATCGAGGTGGAGTTTGACCATTACGTGGTGGATGGTGACTGTATTCTACAGCTGGTATCTCCTGGTGCTAACGAGGCCGTGGAAAGCTACCGTGATCAGTGCATTGATGATGTGCTGGATCAGATCAGAAAGATTGCTCCAGACATTGCGATCATGGAGATCTAACCCTATTTCCTAACCGCTGGAGGTGTGGGTGCGCTTGCACCTCCAGCATTAAAAAGCATATAATATGGCTAAGAACAAAACACAGATGATGCCTTTCGACACCTCCGACTGGCTAAGATGCCCAGAGCTGAAAGTGCTGCCTCCTGACATCAGAGGGCTGTGGATGGATATGCTATGCTATATGTGGGAGAGTGTTGAGCGTGGTGTGATGGTGAAGCCTACAGGTGACATATACACCCAGGATGAGATAGTCAGGATGCTGGGTAAGGATGCCTCTGGATCTGATACCTGGCTGGATAGGCTGATCATTGGAGGTGTGTGTGGTGTACGTGCTGATGGAGCCATATACAGCAGACGTATGGTAAGGAGTGCTGAAATAAGCCAGAAAAGACGTGAGGCTGGCATTAAGGGTGGTAGCACTACAAAGTCTAAGGTGTTCACCCAAAAGCCTCCTGAGCCAAAGCAAACGGCTCCTGTGCAAGCTGAGCTGCCACTGGACGTAGAGGTGGTGACACCTCCACCGCTGACACAGGAACAGAGGGAAAAGGCTGCAAAGGCTAAGAAGTACAACTATGCCGATTGTGTCACCCTTACCAGGGATGAGTACGCTAAGCTCTGTGAGAGCTTTGGAGAGGATGCCGCTAAGCGTATGATAGAGATCCTGGATAACTATAAGGGTTCCAAAGGCAAAAAGTATAAGAGTGATTACAAGGCCATCCTTAACTGGGTGGTGGATCGGTATAACGAAGAGGTAATGAAGTATGGAGATCAACGGCAAACCAGTTTCTCAAATGACAACCAGGGAGGCTCTGGAGATCATCAGGGATCATCAGCAGAAGCAATTCAAGCTAACTCAGGAAAGGGCACAGCAGGAAAGGCTAAAGCACAGAAAGACTATTCTGAGAGGTTTTAAGTACAACCTGGAGGATGAGGATGAGTATAAGATCCATGCAAGCCTGGTGAAAAGCATAGGTGACAACTATATGCTGAGGGAATTTTCCTCTTACCAGGTGGATGAGCACAATGAGAAAGTGCTGAGGTTCCTACTCTACTATTTCAATGGATGCCCGCTGGCTGAGAGTGTCTTTCCCGATGAGAACTATAAGATCTGCAAGAATCTTATGCTGATCGGAGAGCCTGGCACTGGTAAGACGATGCTCATGCAGATCTTTGCCGACTACCTCAGGGCTACTGAGAATGAGAATGCCTTTCGTAATATCAGCATGACACAGCTGATGAACTACTACAAGATCAACGGCCATATAGACCGCTACACGTTCAATGAGCTGGCAGATCCGAAAGCCTTTGAGGGCAATCCGTTCAATATCTGCCTGAATGACCTGGGGCTTATGACAGAGAGGCAGCAGAGCTTTGGCACTCTTCTTACACAGATAACCGATGAGTTCCTGTTTGCCCGCTATGAGATATACCAGCAGTTCAGCAAACACTACCACATAACAAGCAACCTGACAGTGAAAGATCTGAAAAGCCGCTTTGAGGATCGCCTGGTGGATCGCTTCAAAAGTTTCAATGTTATAGAACTACACGGTGAAAGCCGTAGAAAATAAACTAAGTAAATATGCAACTGATTTCAGATTGGAACAAATTACGTGACCTGTCACATGAGACAGCCAAACGTCACGGATTCTGGGATGATAGCCCAAGTGATAACCATTTCCTCTGTCTGATAGTCTCTGAGCTGATGGAGGCTGTGGAGGCAGACAGGAATGAGAGATACGGAAACCTCCAGGCTATGGTTAAAATAGTGGATGATCAGGAAACATCAGAGTATGGTATCACTGATCACTGGCTGGAGTTCTGGTTTAAGACCTACTTTGAAGAGAGGGTAAAGGACAGTGTGGGGGATGAGCTTGCTGATGCCCTCATCAGGATCTTTGATCTGGCTGGTAGGCACAACGTGAATCTGACTGGCATTATTGCCACACAAAACATAGTCTCTGAGAAAAAGAGCTTCACAGAGAATATCTACAGCATAGTGAAAGACCTGGTGAACTACAGGTATAGCCTGGATGAGCAACTGAATTACGCTAAGCTGGAGATCTGTAGGCTGGCAGAGATCCTGGGTATAGACATTATCACCCATATAAACCTAAAGATGATGTATAACAAAACGAGATTGATAAGACACGGTAAAAAGTATTGAGTTATGGCACAGAAAGATCAGAAACGTAAGGTGATCATCACCTTTTCAAAGAAATTCCCTCCAGGCCACTCCAGAGCGGGTGAGCTGACAGGATTTGAGGGAAAGCTGAGAGCTGGCACTAAGATCCATACCATCAGGGCTGATGCCAAAGGATGGTGGGATAAGTGCTATGAGGCAATCAACTCAGGCAGAAAGTATCTCAGTCTGAGAGAGTGGGTAGGCAGACCGTACAACTCAGAGCAAAGGATCCTGGGTGAGAGAGATCGGATCGGGCTGCAATCAATCACAATGACCTACTCCAGTGAGGATGAGCTGCCTAAGGCATGGGTGGACGGTAAGGAGGTTTCCGTGAAGCTCCTGGCTCAGAATGATGGATTGAGCGTGGAGGATTTTGTGGAGTGGTTCTTTTCCACACCCCTCTATAAGGGCAACGTATTTGAGGGTAAGATCATTCACTTAACAGATTTCAGGTATTAGGAAAACGACATTAAAACGACATTGGAAGTATGGCAGAATTGACTAACAGGGAGTATGCCGCATTGTGGTTTGAAGATGTGGCAGAGAAAACAGAACGGCTTACAAGCGGTAATGTTTCCCATCAGGGCAATACGATCCGTGGGCTTGCAAGAAATAGTGCAGAGTTCCTGGAGAAATGGGGTGATAAAGATGATGATCTCCAGGCTAAGTGTATCGGTTGGTTTAATGACATTTCAGACCTGTGCATGAGGCTTACAAGCGGGAACGTGTCACACATGGGAGCCACCATCAGAGGAAAGGCTATCAGGTGTGCTGAGTATGTAAGGAAACATATAAACGATTGATATATGGCTAAGGAGAAAATAACCTGTTTGGGATGTAAAAAACTCATGCAATTATGGTCTGTTAAAATCTGGTGTCACAATACAGTTTATTGCCCTATAGGAGAGAGACGAGTAAAGCCGACATCCAAAGCGTGTGACAACAAAATAAACATAATATAGTTATTCTATGGAAACAAATGCAACGAAAAGAACGGATCTCTTCTGGATAGATCCGAGAAACATTGACATCCAGGATGGTTTCAATGTTCGCAGAGAGTTTGATCTGGATGAGCTGAAAGAACAGATCAAGGCTCAGGGAGTACTTAACCCAATAACAGTGATCCCCTATAAGGTGGATGGTAAGGAGCGTTACAAGCTGGTGGACGGTGAGAGACGCTACAGAGCCACCATCCTGGCTATCAGTGAGGGTGCTGATATTCCATACATCAAGGCTCTCAAAGCTCCAAAGGATGCAAAGCCTGAGGATCTTTACATCGAGCAAATGATGAGGAATGAGGGAAAGAAATTCACTGAGTACGAATGTGCTATCATGTTCCAGCGTTTCAAGGATGAGTTTGGTTACAGCCAGGTACAGATAGCTGAGAAATTCAAGAAAAGCCCAGCTTTCATCAGCAAGTGCCTCTCACTCCTGGATCTGCCATCAGAGCTACAGGAAAAGATAGTCTCTGGCCAGCTTTCGGTTAAGGCTGCAAGGGAGATCGCTGGAAGCTATGGCACAGAACAGGAACAGGTGAAAGCTGCCAGATCAGCCGTGAAGTCGGCACAGAGCGAGGGTAGATCAGTAGCAACCAATAAGGAGGTTCTGAATGCCCTGAAAACGTCTAAGGAGGCCAAACAGGTAGCGGAGGCTTTGCGTACCCTCTGGGCTTATATGGATGGTGATACGGTTATTGACATTGACATGATGGCTAAGCTCCTGGATAAGCATGAGAGCATTATCAAGGCTACCAGGGAGTATAAGGCGAATAAACCAGGTAAATAATGAAGATCCTGACGTACTACCAGAACACCACACCATGCCCATACAAGCCTGGTGTGGTGATCCTAAGCCCAGAGTGCAAGGGATGTGAGTACTATGATGGAGAGTGTATAACGCAACACATGAGATGTAAGTATGAAGATTGAGGATCTGGATAAAGTTCAGGAGCTGGCAAAACAAAGATCCAGCTTGAAAAGAATTAGCGGCCTCCTGGCTGGTAATCACTCAATGATCATTGTCTATGAATCTACCAGTACCAGCTCAGACCACGAATCTACCTGGGATGGAGAGATCAAGGCAGCTCTGACTATGATAGTAGAGCAACGAATATCTGACATTGAAAAAGAAATAGAAACTTTGTAATTGTTTAATATTCAATTAGTTATGAGAAAACAAGACAAAAAAAGAGCGAGAGAGAATGCCAGACAGGTGCAGATGAAACAGCTGGCAGAAAAGGGTGTAGTGTTGAACGGTAAGATCGAGTTCCCTGAGTTCTGGGCAAAGCGTAAGCACCTGATCAACGCTGGGCTGATGGAGGTGCTACAGAACACCGCCAACCAGGAGCCTGAGGTGGAAGATGCCTATGGTAAGTATAAGCAGGGTACTTTCCTCTTCAAGTGCTTCATAGTGACAGTGACCAGGGAAAACGGCCTCTGGATGCTTCACATATTCAGCCAGGCAATGCCTATCACTCTGCCGATCATCCAGGAGGTGAGGGATAAGTACATCCCTGACTATTGCATGATGGTACAGTTCTATCCCTCCAGGCAGGAGCGTAACACCCTCCAGGGGATCCAGCTGTGTGAAATGCCAGGCTCCATCCAGGAGGATGATGCTGAGGGTATCGAGCCAGCCCAGGAGGTGAGCGATCAGCCAGAGAGTGAGGATCAAGCCCAGGAGGTCAAGGAATGATCTACATAGGGATTGATACAGGTGTGAATACAGGTGTGGCTGTCTGGGATAACAGGCAGCGCACCTTTCTCCAGATCGAGACAATGAAGATCCACGAAGCTATGGATCTGGTGAAACGCTATAAGAACAAAGCCGCTGACATAGGCACGAAGCTGATCATAAGGGTGGAGGATGCCAGGCAGAGAAAGTGGTTTGAAAAGAAGTACTCCAGGAAAGGTGAAGAGGAAAACGTGCTACAGGGGGCTGGTTCTATCAAGCGTGACGCTAAGATCTGGGATGATTACCTGGCAGACCTGGGAGTGGAGTACCAGATGGTTCCACCAAAGGGTGGAATGACAAAGTACACCTCAGAACGCTTTAAGGCTCTGACAGGCTGGAAAAAGCCTACAAACGAGCACAATAGGGATGCTGCCATGCTTGTTTTTGGCTTCTGAAACAAAAAAACTCTTAAAATGTGTTCGCCAAACACAGAAATTTATTATCTTTGCAACGAAAATTCACTAAGTAAATGAGTTATGGGTAATTTAGCAATCATATTATCGGCTCTTCTGATCCTGGCAATTATGGCAATGGCCTGGATCTTCTTAGGACTGGGTGAGCGTATCGGCTCATTCATTCTACACAACCTGTTTCCCACCACTTATCCCTCAAAGGGTGAGAGGGTGGATGTTTACATCAACGGTATCTGGAACAGGACGGCAACGGTTACTGCCTGTTGCTATGATTTCATTGTGATCCTGGATGCCGTAAGATGCCCTGTGGACTACAGGGGGCGGTTCTATGCCATCGGTGAGGATGCCAACGGCAATATACTGGTGTATGTGGATAAGAGATACCACCACCTGGTTAAGCGTGCTGAGTGGATCCGTAAGATCTGTGACGTTCCTGATGATTTCACAACTTTCAATGACGTGGATTCAGGAAAGGACGTGAGAGACATCTTCAAGGGTATCAAGGAAACTGGTGATGAGGTTCCAGAAATAGCAGGAGGGGAATAGTATGAAAGTAGGCCAGTTAGTATATAGAGACCCAAAGGACTTGCATCAGCATCCGCACAATCCCAGAAAGATCTCAAAGGAGGATTTTGCAAGGCTGGTGGATAGCATACGTGACAATGGATTCTGGGTGCATAGACCTGAGGCACTGGAGGAAATTGACGGTAAGCTGTATATACTGTGTGGCAACCAGAGGAATAAGGCTGCACTGAAGCTGAAACTGAAACAGGTTCCTACCATGCTCTACTCAGAGCTTACTGATGATGAGAGGCAGGAGATCATTGCCAGGGATAACGTGTCTAACGGTGAATGGGACTATGACGTTATGGCCGTGGATCCTTTCTGGGATGGTGCTGACTTCGATATGATGGGAGTGCCAGAGCAGATGCCTCAGGATCTTCCAGGTGACGATGATGAGCCTG